TGATTTAAATAAAAGTATAGATTTATTTAGTGCCTCTATACGTTTTCCGAGTTCTGTTTTTTCTGGAATCGGTGATTTATTACCAAACATCCAATCGCCGATATCACGCCCTAAAAAATCCATTCCTTTAAGAAACTTATCAATACTACCAGCCATAGTAGCAAATTGGCTAATAATCACTGGCAATGTTGTTTCAGATAACTTTTCCCAAGCAACGGAGAACTCATTCATCGCGTCGACCATACCGGTCAAATTGCTGCCGATATTTTCAAGCGCATCGCCCCGATCAACTTCGCCTTGTTGTATCTTTTCCAAAAGCGTTAGTTGGCTTTTTTGCTCTTCCGTCATTGTGGATTGAAGTTCAACAGATTTCTTAAAAATCGCACTAATCATCATCCGCTGCTTGACTTCTTGAGCCAAAACGCCAGAGCTTCCCACGCGCTTACGTTCAAGTTCAAACATCTTCTCCATATCAATGCCGAGAGCTCGCAACGCGCGAGGCGACGCCGACGATAAAGATTGAATGAGTTGTTGCAATGTTGGCAGGACTTCTTTACCGTAGGCACGCGATAAAAACAACGACGCCTCCGCCAACTTTCGAAATTCGTCTTCTGATTCAATAAGACCGGAGACAATACCTATATTGGCCTGCTCTAAAAGATCGGCATGGCTCACAGTGTTGTATAATGCCGCGTTCCAGCCAACAACAGCGTTTTTACTAGCGTCTATTTGCCCTCTTAATGTCTCAAATCCACGCTCAACAGCCTGTAGTTTTGCATAAGTCTTGACCGCGCTCCATGCTTTTCGCACACCGGCCCATCCAACATACGCGGCAACAACACCAGCAATAGCGCCCTTCAACTTTCCGGCAGCCATTGACATACCAGCCATAGACTTTGACATCTTTTTTGACTGTGTCCCGGTAGTTTTAGCCATGCCCTTGAATTGTTTCGAGAACATATCTTTTAATTTTACTGAAATTGATAGTGTAGGATTAGCCATCCTTGCGTGCCTCCGCTTTTGCAGCCGAAACTATACACACAGATTTAACGAAACTCGACGCCTGATCCAGCCAACCGCCGGCGTCTGGTAGGATGCCGGAATCAAGTAGACTCGCCGATTGCACTATGCGTATATGCTCACGTTTAACCATGCTGTATGGACACCTTTTTATATAGTCTTTATCGCCCTTTAACTTCGTCCAATATCGCTCGTCGCCGTCTTCCGTACATCCGTAATCGCGTTTCTCTTCGTCCGTACAATTCGGACACGGCCGTTTCAACTCGCCCTCGGATATGGCAACGGCCATCTTTAGTTTTTTGCATCGTCGTCCGACACATTTGTTGTACCCCAAATTGCATTTGATAGCTGTGTACGCTGCACCGTTGTCAGCCTCAGCATCATCCTGTCAGGAATGCAATGTTCGAAAACCTGATCTTTTATCCCGGCATCAACGCCGCCCATGTTTGTCCAGCCAATAAGACCGGCACGCAGAAGTTTGTAATTTACCGTGCCAACAGGAAACCCGCCTTTGTCGGAGTTCTGACCCAAGATATCCTCTATCTCATTTGTCGCACGTTGCGTCAATGGCCGGAGCCGAAAAACAGTCTGCTCTTCCTTTGGCAGTTTTTTATCCTCTTCTAAAATGAAATCGAACTCTTCGCGTACCGATTGAGCAATCATTGTTTGGGCCTCCTGTAATCGTTGATATTATTCATAATCGTTAAAATTATTCGTGTGTTATTGTCAACTCGTCGTCGTCGCCACCAGCAGTTCGCAGTTTAAAATCACAATTAAAAGTAGCTACTCCGTCTCTGTCACCATTTGTAATGCCGAGTACTTGTAGCTTATCGGCAGTCATTGTAACTTTATTACCCGCCGTAGCGCCTAAGGTTGTGGTTATTGATCCGGCCGTCGGTGTTGTGAGGTGAGTGTAAAAGGCCTGCGCTGCAACCAACACCGCGTCAAGATCAATGCTGCCAGCAGGATCACGATCACTAATAATAGCATGAGACAAACCATTGGTTGCATTTGCGTCCTCGCGTAGCACGTTGGCGCAATTCAAATCTAATGTGAATGTACTGAAAACCGCGTCATTCCAGGCGCCGTCAATGTTGAACGCTGTGCTGGAGTTCTTGAAAACCGGAGGAATGCCTGTGTCGTAGCTCAGCGTTGACAACATTGCTGCGTCTGTAATTGAACTATGAATTCCAACAAAGGTGAAATTCATATACGCGACTTGGTTTGCATTCATTTCAAACGAAACATTACCGCGTGCGCCGTAGCAGATATAACACAGCCCGTCATTATAAACCGCTATTGTCAGCGTTTCGGAATCGGCCTCGGCTGACTTTAATGTGTAGTCAATGTCGCCGGTGTTGATCGTCTCCGCAAAACCACAACCTTGCAACAACGTTCCCCACTTCGGCGCCGTGGTTGCGATACCGGACCCCTTCATTTCACAACGACAGGTCACCGTTGCAATCTGTGCCCCCGGTATACTTTCATACTTCGAGAACGTCGAACGTAGTGGATCGCGTACAATCTCCTCTGTCCCCAAACTGTACTCGATATCCTCAGCCAGGATTGCGACGTCGGCGTTTGTGATAGTTTCTATCGTGCCCTTCGTCGCCTCCACACTGACAATCATTTGTTTTTTCCGTGCCAGTAAAACCATAAAAACCTCCGACGCCTCACGGCGTTGTAAAACGCTCAACCTCCCGGTTGTGCTTGGTTAAATTAAATACCTGTGTATGGATCGCCTTCAACATGTCTGTAATTAATTAAAACGTCAATCTCACAATTACCCTCTGGTTGCATGTCCTCGCTAATAAATTTCCGCACCGCCTGGATCTTCGTGTCATATGCCAAGTCATTGCGAGAGATATCAACACTCAACGCCTTTTCAACGTCAGCCGCCAGTTGGTCAATTGCGTCCGCTGTGTCGTCATCTTGAATCCAGCAATCCAACATTATCGACTGCTGACAATTTGTTATCGTACTTGCTAAATAATCCTTAGTAACGCCCGTGTCGTAAATAAACACCGCACAGAATTCTGATAACTCTTGCGCCATGTATGTGAGACGTTTACAAACTCTCACCGTCTGGCTGTACGTGGCCCCGGCCGTAATCGCTGAGATCGTTGTCACAACATTATCGAGGATCTGCGTGCTTCTCGGATCAGCCATCGAATAACCCCCGGCAACTGTCGCCCAACCTATTAATTAAATTGTCACGTTCGGCACTAATAGTTTTTCTCAAGTGCATTCGTGGCTTGATCGTCGCTGACAGTTGCAACCTAAACCACGCTACCGGTTCCGCGTCAGCATCGTTTTTATCTACACCTAAGAGATATAGTTTGCCGCTATCTGCCTTATGTACAAAGAAATGGTGCGACTTTGGCAGCGTAGTCCTCAACGGTGATTTGTATTTATTCACCCCAGCCGCAGTAAGTGCCGGTCCATTTGGCACCGGTACAGCTAATCGTTTTGCCTTCTTCGGTGTTATTGTTTTTCCAAACTCATGTATAGCTGCATACTTACTCCGCGTGTAAAACGACCCGACAACATTACCATCTACCATCGTTCCGGTTGTCTTAAAAAAGAAACTTCGTGAAAGATCACCCGTGCGTTTCTTTAGCCCCGGCCGCCCGGCCAAACGTTGACCCACAAACTTGCCGAGCGTAGTAGTGCCCCATGTTTTAAATCCAGTCTTGGTGGCCTTCGGAACATTCCTGCTTATCTCAGCAAGTGCCTTCTCAAGAACCTTCCGGTTTGTTTCTATCTTTATTGCACGGTCAGGCATACATTACCCGTCTATAACTATCCAAAATTGACTTGACATCGTTCATCCAAATCTTCCCCAAGTCCCAAGACACGCCGCCACTATTAGAATTAACACTCGACGCGCCAACCTTGGTCCGTGTCTTATAAAGAAACGCCACTTGCCTTTCAATCGCGTGCGACAAATCAGCGTAGTCGTCGAACAACTCCTCGGTCACAGTAGCCATGCCGCCAATATAGACAACCTTCAACGCATTGAACCCGGCAATCATCGCGTTTGTCTTAACGTATAAAAGGCCGGTTTCGTCGCTCGACTGATACGAATCCGTGCTCACCAGCGAATCGCTGCCATAGGTCCAATCAGCATCATTATGTATAGTTGTGATTGAAGTCACCGGATATGCTTTCAGGCTGTGATACTCGCCGCCAATATTAACATCAAAATACTCGGTGTATGTTGTGCTCTCAATCTTCCGGCCCATGTAGTTTTCCGCCATGATAGATACTGAGTTGATCAGATTGCTGAGCACCGCATCGCTTGTTGTATTATCAGCGTCAATCTTAATCATCTCTTTAATGCGCTCGGTTGTTGTCAGATCCATAATTTTACCATTACCTCATCTCACATTGCCCTGTCTACCGGAGCCTCCGCAACTTCAACTGTTTCACTTCGTGGCGGTCGTCCGCGTGATCGTTTCCGTGGTGGCCGTTCGCGCCCCGCCGCCTTATCCTTCTCTGCCTCTATCTTTTTCATCTCCGCCTCGAAATCCTTAAACAGCATTACCTTCCATTTCTGACTTGCAATCTGCTCGTCAGTCGCCTCGAAAATCTCCATCGGATTGTGAACCGTGTCTTTGTTTACGCGATAGCAAAAATTGTTTCTGACGATCCACTTCTTCATCTGGTCTTTCATTGTTGGGCCTCCATGCGCAATTCAAATCAAAAAAATGCAGGCACCCCCGTGCGCCTCGAAGGCGCCCACATTGCTAAAGTTAAAAACAAACCGACACTAGCTCGTGGTGTCAGAAATCAAACAAACCGATCCGGCATTTCGAACGCCAACATCCAAAGTTGCAACCGCACGAATTTCGACGGCTACTTCTTTCCAG